ACTGCTTGACGCCAACGAGAGCCCCCACCAGGTGAGACGCCAGCATGAAGATGTAGGCTTCCGTGAACTCGTCGTCCCAGAGGTTCGGGTCATCGACTAAAGCCGTGTAGACAATGAGGGCGTATTCAATGTTTGTGAGAATGACCTTGATTTGATTGCCGGCTGAATCGGCATCAAGGGAAATCTGGTAAGGGACCCGATTGTCCAGGCTCCCGGAGCCGCCAAAGCCGGGACTGGCCATGTTTATGCCCGGCCAGATCGGCACAGTGTTTGTTCCCTGGCTGGGGCTGTTAACGGGAGGCTTTACCTGCCGAAGCCTCACGCAGCTCTGAGGCCATGCGTATTCATACAGCCACGGTACAATTTGAAGCGGCATGCTGCCGGCGGGATTTGCCGTACTGATCGGCACAAGGGGAAGAGGCACCGTCCCATTGAGATTTTCAGGCGTCCCCGGAGCTGCGGCAAGAAGGGCCCCTTGAATTGTCGCCCTTGCAAACGACCAGGGCGCAAGACGCAGGAGCGCCCTGCAGGCCCCCTCGAAATGGAGCGTGCAGGCCTGCGCCTCGGGCGTTGATTCGGTAAGGCTTGCCACTAGCGAATACGCGCCTCCGCCAACACTTGAGCGCGTCCCGATAACTGATAGTGCGCGGTTACATACTTCGATCTGAGAGGGCAATTGATCGCTCCTTGCAGTCGCTTAGACAATTAGGGGATTAGGCTGAAGGGGCTTAGGTAGTACCTAAAAGCCTTCAGCCTTTCTCTTGCTTCAGCCTACTTTCACTTCTTCCACTTCGCCGCATTGCGTGCGAAATTGGCGCGCTTCTTTTCCGTGGCCGATGCCTTGCTTCCCGGCTTCAAAACTTCCTTTGCGCGCTCCTGAACACTCTCGCCGTGTTCCTTGGCATCCTTGGTGAATTTGCCCTTATTCTCCGGGTTGATATGGATGCTCGATTTGCTGCTCTTGGAGCTCGAAGATGCTGAACTGCGTTTACTTCCAGCCATGGTTTTCCCTTTGTTTTTTGGGTTACTCAGTCCTGAGCAACTCAGTCCTCGCGCTTCGCGCCCTCCGGCTCTTCCGCCACGGCGGCCAGCATTGCGTTATAGAGCTGAACGGGCTTGAACCCGTAGAGGTGCGCAAACTCCATCGCCCCCTTCGCAAGCTCGATCCGATCTCCCATGTCGATGTAGCGTGGCATGATTTACCCCTTAAACAGGCTGCGTCCCGTCCGCCTTCTGGATAACCTCGAAATCTTTGGTCGCGCCGTACTCGAGATCCGATACCAATAGGTGGAACTTATTGAGGTCAGCCGGATATGACGTCGTGAAAAGCAGACCCTTCGCCCCATAGGCTCTGGTCATAGGAAGGGCTTTGACAATGCCAACGGTTAAATTGCATGACCCCGCGGCAGTCACATCTAAAACCGGCCCAATGATATCGTGCTTCACGTTGTACCCGCGCCCCATCACGATATCGCCAACCTCAACGAGCTTTCCATTTCGATCATGCGGCATGAATCACTTCTCCTTTTTCTCTTCCATCTTCGGATACATTTTGTCAGCCAGGCCGCCCACGCTTTGAATGCGCTTCAGGTCCTCGCTGATCTCTTTTTCAATGTCTTTTGCCGCTTTCACCGCTGCAGCCAGGCGCTTTTCATCACCCGTGATTTCCTTGGCGCGGGCCAGGGTGTGAGCGTCCACTTCGGCTTCCCAGTCCTTGTCCGTCTTTTGTCCAACAGTGGGCGATTTTGCCATCGACTTACCCCTTCTCGAGATTCTCGATTTCAAGCTGCTCCTTAACGGTCATGCCCGCTTTTTCCGCGAGCGCCCGAACCAGGCTGCACAGCCTCGATATTTCGGCCTTGAGTTCGGCAATTCCGCAGCTTTTACAGTTATCTTTGCGGATAGCCCAATGCAGGGCCGCGCCGATCACCATACTCACAATACTGCCCACGATCATCCAGCCGGCGTGCTCCATTGCGTCCATCCTTTTGTCGCCTCCCCTTCAGCCTACGCCAGCGCTCTGCGCTCCCAACCCTTCAGAAACTTCCCGTCCTCCGAATGCTTGATGACAATGCCTTCGAAGTGCTTGACGCAGACCTGCTTGTACATATCGAGCGAGCTGCATCCCGTGAGGAGGAGTTTCGCCTCATAGATCCCCATGAGGACCCCGAGATTGAAAACCTTCGCCTTGTAAACGGGATCCACTTTATCGAGCCCGCCCTTCAGCCAGAAGTCGTAATAGTAAATGCCTACGGCATCCTCGCGCGTGAGGTTCTTGATATCGAGGGTGGGATAGGACTTGCTCGAGATCCCAAACTTCGTGCCGCCGCCGGCGTCTTCGGGCGTCTTGGTGTACGCAGTGCCTTCCCAGTTGTCGATCAGATCGTCAACAGCCCTCTGAAAGTCCTCTGGATAATTCATTTGCGCGTCCTTCTTTTGCCTTTACTCAGTCCTCAGTCCTGCGGCCTCACAAAAGATCGGCCGCGAACTTGAAGCGTTTAACGCGCTTCCTCGATGTTACCCGCGAACCCGAGACGAAGTGAGGGTTCAGTCCTCAGTCCTTTTCCCACTCAGAATCTCGCACAGTTCTGCGCCGCCCGCCTCCTGGAGGAGGGGATAGGCCCACCTGTCCGTATCGAAACCCATCCTCATGCAGACCAAAGCCCTCAAGCTTTTGCGCTTTTTAGCGTGAGCGTGCTCAAGCAGCTTTTCAAACACCCATGCGATCTGGGCCGGCGTGGGCCGCTGCACGATCATCGAAATGCAAGCTCCCTCAGCTCAGGTTCGTAAGGTTATGCTGCTGGACGTCTTGGGCGGTCTGTTTCGCCACTTCGGCCGCCTTCTCTACGGGATGCTGCACAACCCCCGTATGCGGAGAGACGAGCGCGCCGATCCCAGTGATAGTCCCCACGATTTTTAACTGCAGATCGGGGCTCACAATCACACCGCAGTATTTCGCGTACTCGGTTGCCGCGCTGCTCACCACCAGGGCGATTACTGCCGGATCGTACCAGTAGGGCTTCCCGGCCGCCTTGTCCTTTTCGTAGTAAAAAATGAGATTGAAAAACCACTTAATGATTTCCATGAACCGCACCTCACTTCGGTTTCTTCACGAGCCCTCACAGTGTTCGGGCTCGCGTTAAACATCCCAACCCATGTCCGACGCTTAATAGCTCGGCGTCCGATCTTTTATGAGGACGCCGCTACACGTCATTGACTGATGGAAACGGACAGCGTTGATGGAGAAGAGGGCGCTCCTGGCACAGTGAATGAGAAAGGGGGAGACTGCACGCTGCATGCCTGCCCCCAGATCGGATCGTTATTACAAGCCTGGGCCGTCACCGTGTAAGATCCCGCCGCAATGCCCGCAAGATTTAAGGCAAATCCGTAAGTCCCCGTTGAATCGGGGGGAATATTGGTTGCTGCAATGGCTGAAGGCAAACCGCTCACGTTGAAAGTGAGGGTGTCCCCGGTAGTGGGCGGCGTGTAGGTGTATTTAGGACAGACCAGGTAAGGGCCTGCCGCCATAGCCGGAAGTGACCATGCCAGAACCATTAACGCGACAAAAAAAACTATACGTCTCATCATCTTGCCTGCCCCCCTCTGGATCTCGGGATAAGAGTCCCATCCTCGTTTCGTTGCCCGTCCAATATTTCCCGCGTCTTCCACTCCCTGAGCATGGCCCCGGTTATCGCCAGGGAATACTCGGCCACCCGGAGCTGTTCCTGGAGGCCGTCCCTGATCCGGGTCTGTTCCTTTTTCCTTCTGAGCAGATCAATCTTTTCCATCGGCCCAGTCCTCGTACTGTTCGCAGTGAACCCTCACTTCGTTTCGGGTCCGCGCTATACACAGTGGAAGCACGCCTAATGCTTCAAGTTCGCGCCCGATCTCTTGTGAGGGCGCCCTGACAGGACGTCCCCTCTCCATCGGCCCAGTCCTCGTACTGTTCGCAATCGTCTTGACAGGACGTCCCCCGTTCCGACTTCCAGCGGCTCGGACATATGTTGCGCCAGGGACAGTCCATTGCTCAGTCCTCAGTCTTCAGTCCTTTTCATACTCAGTCCTCGCGTTTCGCGCAGTCCTCAGTCCTCGCGTCTCGCGCACTCACTTTTTCGCCGGCTCAACCACGGTAGTCGCGGCAGGTAAAAGCTCACCCACAACTGGCGTCATTACAGCCGCCGTCCCGGTCGATGCGGCTGCGGCCTTCAAGACATCATGAACAGTGCCGGTAGTGCTGATGTCAGACGGGTGCTGAAGCACGCCATTCTCATCGTAGCGATCGATGGTTATGGCCTCATCACCCAGAATGCCAATCTTGTTATTGCCGACAACATAGGTTTTCGTTTTGCCGGCCACCGTCACTGGATGCGCTGTAAACGGGTTTGTGGAGGCGCACCCCCCCAGGGCGATGCCCACAATCAAAATCAAAACTGTCAGTCGCATTCGATTACTCCCTATTCCATCCGACCATAGGATTCCGGCAATCGGGACGCCGGTAATTCGATACCTTCGCCCTGACGTCCATAGCTTCAACTGCCCATTCCCTACCCCTTACAGCATCTTCGGCTATTGGATTTGTGGATGCTGTATAGTCCGAGCGCGTTGTCATAAAGACTGAATCGCCGAGATAGGTCCACAGCGCGCAGATCTCATGGTCGGAGAGTTTCGAGATGCATTCCCGGAAAAGAGCAGCGCCTGCCCGATCCCCTATCTCCTCGGGGTCATCTAGTCGCATTCGATTCCCCTCTTAGCCATACTCTGAATGAGCGTCAGCCGAACCTTGAGCCCGTTTGCCTTCTTGTTCAGCCGCTCGGATTCGGCTTTATAGAAGTCCCGCTCGTTCACAACCTGCCCAAGCATCTCCATGCGCTCCGGAAGAGGCAACCTGTGTTTCCCGTCGCACCACGAGCAATCAAACTCCCCGTTATTGCGCAATGCGGCGCAGAATTGCTCCCAGGAAAGGCGCGCATCGTATCTGCACGGTTTGGCCGCTTTAGATTCCGCGCAATGATACGAAACGTCCAGCATCCGGACTGGTGTTGGTTCGGGCTTATTCATCCCCGTGCGCGCCCGGAGCCGGGATTTCCTTTTCGATTTCATCCACGAGCTCGTGAGGGGCTTCCTCGATGCTTTTCAGCAAGTCGTCTGCTTCCTGGAGGAGTTCCGTGTGGATCCCATTACCTGCCTCGTGATGCTGGCGCACGGCCGCCACGAGCCTTTTGAAAACGCCGAGAGGTTTGTTCTCTTCTTCCATTGAATTCTCCAGCTAGGGGTTTAGACTGAAGGGGCTTAGGGGTGAACCCTCACTTCGTTCAGGTTCGCGCTAACACTTCGAACCCATGTTAGATGCTTCAAGTTCGCGCCCGATCTGTTGTGAGGGCGCAGGTATTACCTAAAAGCCTTCAGCCTATCTTTTGCTTCAAGCCTACTTGGCCGACTGAATTGCAGACCCTACCGCGTTGCTGGCCGCAACCACGTTGGTTTCGACCACCTTGGCGGCGGCTACCGCATCGGCTTCCGTGAGAGTCCCCGCCTGGTAACCTGTGACGGTTGTGGCCAGCGTATTTACTGCGTTATTCGCGTCGGTGACGGCGGTCGTAACCTTGCCGATAGTCTCGGTGTCGTTTTTAAAGACGGCGCCGACCACGGGCAGGGCATTGATGAGACCCTTTTCAAAATTCTGCCAGTAGGTGAGTACTTCACTCCAGTTGACCGATTCAACCGCCGTCACCACCTTGGCCTCTTCGGTTTTGAGCCACGCGCAGCCGGTAAAGCACAGCGCTACGATCACCAGAATTCCGATAAACTTTTTCATCTCATTCTCCTTGTTAGGGGCTTAGGGGATTAGGCTGAAGGGGCTTAGGCAAAACAATCGGTCCGGAAGTCTTGCCTAATAGCCCTCAGCCTTTCAGTTGCTTCAGCCTGCTCTTCTAGCTGTTATCTTCCTCCCACTCCACCTCGTACCCGAACGTCCCCGACCCCAGGCCCGTGATCGTGTTGTAGACCTGGATCACGTCTGCGGTCCCTCGAAGGATCAAAGGCTTGTCGTTGTTGAGACAGAAGTCCCACACAACCGGCATGGCGATATTGGTTGCCGCCGGAGCCATGACGCCCATGTAGCGCGCACCCATGATCGCGTGAGTTGTCCCGTAGGTGGCCGCAGCGGTGTAGTAGTTGATCACCGCCGTGGCCGTAACATCCTTGGTGTCATGGACACCGATTGCGCCCACGTTGGCCGAACCGCTGCCTGAAACAGTCGTCGATCTCATGAGTTCGAGTTCGGTGAAAAACTTCGTGGCGCATTGACCCCACACGACGATCTTCTTCACCCTGACCGTCATCGTCGCGGACCCGACGATTTCCACCAGGACCGCAGCCGCAGTAGAATAAAACGTCTGACCTGCCGCTCCGGAACGATAGGTGTACTTATTACTTTCCTCGGTGACCAACACTCGCCCGGTGTTGTCCGGCACGAACTGGTTGGTCAAAACATTCGATTGAAAATTTACTGCCATCAGAAACCTCCTTTTTAGGGACTTAGGCTGAAGGGGTGAACCCTCACTTGGTTCGGGTTCGCGCTAACACTTGGAGCCCATGTTAAACGCTTCAAGTTAGCGCCCGATCTGCTATGAGGGCGCAGGTAGTTACTCAGTCCTCAGTCCTCAGTCCTCAGTCCTATGTTCTAGCCGCTCGCCTCCATGCCAGATTTGATCCCCTGGGGGCTGGCGCCGAAGTCGGCTATCTTGTCAACGATTTCGTGCGTGGACATCTCATGGTTAACAAAGCCGGTCTTTTTGAAAGCCGTCCTTGCCGCTGCGTCCATCGGCTGCATGTGAGGCCCCGGGATAACCTCGTCTCCAACTTCGACCGTTTCCCCCGGCTCCCATAACCGCTCATGGATGTACGCCCGCTCCAACAGTTTGTACTTCGCCATCGCTCACTCCGTTCGCAGGCTGAAGGGGATTAGGCCGAAGGGGTTTAGGTACTGCCTAAAAGCCTTCAGCCTATCCCTTGCTTCAGCCTCCTAAAGGTACTGGTTGCTGTAGCCGCTCCGGTAACCCAGGCCTGGTCCGAGCGCCGTCTTGTCGATCACGATGAAAGCCGCGATCGCGCCGGCGGTCATGTTCGCGGTGCCCACCACGTAGTTCATTTGGATGAACTTGGGCAGGGCCGATCCTGTTGCCGCACTTGGCGTCATGGGCGGAACCTTGATTCTCAAAAGCTCGGTGCCGGCGGTAAGGGCCGTCAGCGCATAGGCGATGCTCTGCGCCACCGTGACAAAGCTTCCCGGAGATCCGGAACTGTCAGGCGCATACTGCAACTGCACCTGGAGCGTGCTGCTTGAACCGGTGAAAGCGGTCGTCACCATTACGACCAGCTCCAGATCGTCTCCGATGCCGATGTCTCGGCCATATCCGCTCGCGCTCGATGCAAGCTGGCTCGTGTCGAGAATGTTGGCCGAAGAAGTCGAGCCGACTGTGAAAGTGGATCCGGAACTCACCGCGGTCCCGGAAAAAGCGCCGGCCGAAGAGACGGCGCCGTCCAAAAGTAAAAGTCCATCCATTATCATGACAAAATCTCCTTGTAGGGGCTTAGGCTGAAGGGGCTTAGGGGCTTAGGTACTGCCTAAAAGCCTTCAGCCTTTCCCTTGCTAAAGCCTAAGTGAGTGCCGTTTCGGTATTGAGCAATTGATCACACGTCCGGATCGGAATGCCTCTGAACGTGGTCACGGGCTTTCCGTCGAACTCTTCCATCCTCAAGAGCACGTTGCTCTTGTTCACCGCCTGGATGTCCAGCCAGGTCGAAATAGCACGGTTGCAGTAAAACCCGGCCTGCCCCATGGTGAGCTGCGGTTCGCCGTTCTGGCCGCTTGTCTGCACGTTGCCCGCGCGTGCGGGCTGAATCGGCAGCCTGTGAATCGCGCGGATCATGAGGTTTATGAGGTTTGGAGGAGTCCCGCCCGAAAGAGTCGACACGTCGATGTTGCAGATCCGGACCGCATACCGCCAATCCTTCACTACGATGCCTGCATCCCATTTGTAATGGGTCCGCCAGGCGTAGTAGGGGTTGCTGTTCGAATCGTAGACAGGCGTTTTTCCCATGTCTTCCTGCCGGAAGCCCGCTTTCTGGCCCTTGGGGAAAATCCCGTGAACCGACATCGGCCCCCACATGATGAGCCACATCGACGTGCACGTGCTCGATGTTCCGCCGGCGTTAATGACGTTATTGGCGGTCTGGGAGTTCGAAGTCGATATGCTCGGATACCTCGGCGCAAGTCCCATGAAGGCCGCAGGCGTCGAAGTGATGTTGTTATAGAAAATCGTGGCCGCCATCTGCTGATTCATGCCCTCGAGGAAGGCGAGCTCCTCGGAGAGTCTGAAGGCGCGGTCGTTTCCGGCGAGTGCCACCAGGTCAACATCGATGTCCGAATAGGTCTCGAGCATGCCGCAGGACTCGGTGATCTGCGCGGTTGTCGATTTGCCCCTGGGCACGCCTTGATTGAGCAAGCGCCAGTAAGCGGAAGGCAGTCCGGTTCTGATCGTGGTCTTGTGCCCGGTCGGAAGGTTTCCCTCCACCCAGAGCATGTCGTCCAGGATCTCGTTTGTCTGGGAAAGTAGATTGATGATCTGGGCGATTTTGCCGTCGTCGTCAATCCGCTTCGCCCAATCCACCAGTGTCAATGCAACAGGTCCTATAGTCGCCATTAGTCGCTCCTTTTAGTCGCTTCAAAGGACAGGACTGCGTGCTGAGTGCTGAGGACTGAGTAAAACCACTCATATCTGCGGCCTCGCAAAAGATCAGACGCGAACTTGAAGCGTTTTACGCGCTTCCTCAATGTTTACCCGCGAACCCGCAACGCAGTGAGGGTTCAGTCCTGAACAACTCAGTCCTCAGTCCTCAGTCCTGCTTTTCTTCCATCTTGGGGTACATTGCGTTCAGGAAATCCTTACCCTTGTTCACCGGTCCACCGGTCAAACTCCCCGGCTCCTTCAAAAGATTTCCCATCCTCACGAAGAACTTCACCATGGCGGGGTTATTGCCCGCGCCCGTCATGTTTAGAGCGTCCCGCAGAGCCGCGGCTTCGGCATCGTTTTTGACAAACGGATTTGACTCGCCAGGCTGGAACACCAGCGCGGCGGTCTTTACGGAATCCTGGAACTTTGTTCCACCGATTTCCGGGTCCGCTTTCACATCGGCCTGCCACTTGGTCTGCATCTCCGACCACGCCTTGTACGGGGCCTCGGTCAGAGCCTTTATCCTGTCCCCTCCGAAACTGAGCAGCTTCTGGGCTTGCTCCTGAGTAAGGTCCAGCTCTTTTGCCAGCCCCTTGAACTCAGTCGCGCTCGCTTCATCGAGGCTTGTGCCCTCGGGCATTGTGAATTCCGCATATTCCGCCGGCGCTTTGGGCTCCGGTTTCTTCTCCTCTTCACCCTCTTTGGGTTTCTCTTCGCCTTCAGGCGGTTTCTGTTCACCCTCAGGTGGCTTTTGCTCACCCTCGGGAGGTTTCTGCTCGCCTTCAGGAGGTTTCTGATCTCCGCCAACCAGGGAAGGAGGAGGATTTATTCCCGCCGCGAGAGCGGGCGCTGTTCCTGCATTTCCTTCAGCTTCTGGCATGTCTTTCCCTTTCCATCTTTGCTGTGACTAAAAAGTTATACAGGGCCGGGTCTTGCTTTCTTACGGCCTCTAAAATCTGCCGGTCCGGACTTTTCCTGTGTTCGTCGCACTCCTCGCGCACGTCCTTGTTGAAATCCTTCCAGTCCCCGCTGTGGCCGTGGAAGAGATGGCAATTCAAATATCCGCCCTCTTCGCAAAGCGTGATCAGGTTGAAATCTTCGAGTTCAAGCCCCGGATGAACGTGGAAGGGCACGATGTGGTGCACCTGGAGCTTTCCACCGTTTTCTTTTTTAGCTCCGCACCACTGGCACTCCGGCTCTTTTTCCAGGTGTTCCTGCTCAATCTTGTGCCATTTCGGGCTTCGAAGCTTGGCTACCTTGCCCTTGATTACGTCGTGGATATACTTGAGGTGTCTTTGCATTGCCGAATCCCTCTCCGTGCCCTCTGTGCGGCCTCATAAAAGATCGGCCGCGAACTGGAAGCATCCTACGCGCTTCCGCAGTCGTCACCGCGAACCCGAACGTTGTGAGGGTTCCTGTGGTGAAGCTTTTATGCCCAAAGAAAAAGCCCGCCTTCCGCTGTGCACAGAAAACGGGCTTTCTCAATTCGGGCTGCGCCAGCCGGTGGCCGCCGGGACGCAAAGGTTGTCAGGAATTTTCGCTAAATTTTATCTGTGTCTATCCGTGAACCCTCACTTTGTTGCGGGTTCGCGCTATCCGAACGAACCCTTGTCTGATGTTTCAAGTTCGCGCCCGATCTTTTAGGAGGGCGCATCCGTGTCTGCTTTTGCCTTCTCCTCCTGTTGCGCTTCCACCACCATCTTCATGTAAAGCTCCGGACTCAACCTCGTGATCTCCGCCATCAAATGATTGCCAATGTCCCGCCTGCCTTCATTGAAGGCCATGATCAGGGCATCGGTTGAAAATGAAAGCCGAAACGCCCCGCAGCGAGTAAGCAAACCCCACATCCACATGCGCCCTTCCGGCTCGCCCATGAGCTTTCTAAGAGCCGCTTTCTTTTGCAGATCGCGGGTCTTTTGGCTTTTCTGCCTTTTATTGACCTGCGCCGCATCGCCGGCGTTATATTCTTCCTGCTTTTCGCTCATCAGCTTTTTACTCAGTCCTCAGTCCTGAACAACTCAGTCCTCAGTAGTGTCCGTGCCCCTGAAAGAGTTGATGCCAAAAATCGCGCCAATGGCTTTGCGTTGGATACACGGTCTTTCCAAAAGACCCCCCTGCAACCGCGCCGCCCTTCATGCTCCACTTCATACAGGCAACTTTCGTGAAATGCCCTCCGGCCACCGCTCCGCCCGACATGGAGACTCTGTACAACTGCACATTCGTCCCGCTTTCCGTGAACGATCCGCCCACAACCGCGCCGCCTTGCATAGAAACAGTATACGTAGTTCCACTCTGCGAATGCGTCGTCATCCCGAAAGAACCCCCCGCGACGGCGCCGCCGGACATACTGACGGTGTAGTTGACCTCCCCGTAATAAAACGTGGTGACACTGGCAGCCGGGAGCGTATAGGAAAATGAATTCGAAGATACCGTTACGGGCGTTTGAGGAGCAAGGGATTGGGTCGCAGACGTAACATAGGGAGTTACGCTTGCCGCGCTGAGCCCCCCGGATAGTGAAAAGGTTGTGCCGGCCGCAGAACCCGAGTTCACCGCCACAATCGCGAAATC